ATCGGATTCATTTTGACCGGCATTGGATAAAGCAACCTTTAAAGTTGCATCATATGTTTCATACTGAGTTAGTCCTAATCTATTTCTTAATGGATTACTAACTTCACCATCATTTAATGTTACTGCTTGGTCTTTATATTTTAAATAATCAAAATCAGTTACTTTATATGTTCTTGTTAGTGGGTCAATAGAAATCAATCGATTTGCAAATGTACCAGAACTTATTTCGTTCACAGAATCATATGTTTTGACAAATTCATAATCTAAAACACTTATGGTTTTTTCTTTAAATGATTGTTTGTCCATATCAATATTTTGTGCCTGATATTTATAGGTTGCATACGGTTCTTCTTTGAACATTGATTGTAATGACCTATAATTATAACCATCTTTTGTTTCAAAAAACAACATATCAGCACCAACAGAACCATTACCTGCTGGTCTAGCATAAATTGATAACCAACTAATTGCTTCAAAAGGTTTTAATCTTGGTATCACAAAATCATATAAACCTGTTGTTGGTTCAATAATATTGATTTTATTTGTTGGTACTTTTAGTTTGTCAACCAATATATTTTCTACCATGTCTGATATTTTTTGACCACTATAAGACTTACTAATCTTAATTTGTTCAGACAATAATAATTCTTCAGAACAGAAATATAATGTATATGTTTCTGTATTTAAATTGCCTGCAGGTTTCTTGTCACCAATTTTATAAACACGGAATAACTGGTCGTTATTATTTGATCCGTTTTTTATTTTACCAAAATTAATTTCAATAAACTCATTACCAGTTAATTGAAAGAGTTCAATAAAACCTTGAGAATCTGTGATTGTGATGTAACCTGATGCTGTAAAACTATATAAATCTTCGTAATACGACATATCAACCAATAATCTTTTCATTTCAAATCTTTGACCACTAGCAGTCAAAAAATTTAAAGTTTCTAAAGAAAAGTCTTGTGCATAGTAGGCACCAGGAGATTCTATGCCTAAAGATGATTGATCAAATTCTGCCATATTATGCCATCAATTTTTTAAATTGTTTTTCTAATTCACCCACATAAGTTGAATTTAATAATTTTATGTTTCTATAAGATTCATTTAAATCATATTCATAATCATAATAAGAAACAGTTTTTTTGGATGTTGTTATACTAAAAGGTCCTGTAGCCATACTGCGTTCAAATACACCTGTACTCAAACTATTATAAGTATTTTGGTCAATGATATATTTTTCTGTGGTAGTTGTATTTGTATTTAAATCAACTTTTGTGATTATTTTTTCATAATGATGAATTGTTGATTGTGTATTAAAATTATATTTGTCTGCTAGATAAGTTTCTAACACACTAGATTGTAATGGCCAATGCCATTGTGGATCCAATATCTCATTCACATATAAAACAATCCAATAACGATAGGAATCACCATAATACTTATAAGCAATAATTTCTGGCGTGTCACCTTCTTGTATATCATAAGAATAGTAGACTAAAGGACTTTTAAGTACCTCAGGAATGATACTGCATCTGGCCATCAAATTGACCATAAGTGATGAATTACCATTAGAATCGGTCTTAATTATTTTGGGTAGTGTGTCAAAATATTGCATTAATAACCTTCTTTTTCTATTTTTTCTCTTGTAATGAGTTCGATTTCTTTGAAATTCAAAGTTAATGTAGTTTGAACTGGTGCACCATCACCAAATGTGGAGAATCCATTGGGTGAATAATTAACATCAATACTTTCAATAACACTTTCTGCAACACGACCAACATTGGCATTTTTCTTGCCATTAAATAAAAAATCTAAATTAAATGTAGAAGGTGGGACAAAAAACATACCAGCCGTTCCTTCTGCCAATCTTGGTGCTGCATGTGTCTTAAACATCTTTATAATTTTAGCAACTGTTTCTGCTTCTTTTTTAGAATATGGTGTAAATGTGAAAGACATTTGATATGTCCTGAAATCTATACCATCAAATAACATTTGTTGTTGTGGGTTAAAAGCAAATCCTGAACCTTTGGCTAACAATCTTGCTGGTGCACTATTAATAATTGAAGCAACTGCGCCAATAGCTTTTCCAGCTAACGGTATTTGTGAAGCGGCATCAACTAAACTTAACTGGCCATACTGCGCTGAATATGTAAAAGCCATTGTATCAGGAATATACAATGAAATAGTTGCAACCGATTTTTTTGTTGGATTTTTAATATTGATGTTATCATTACCTAAAAAATCTTTGATACCAGCAATACTCTTGTCAATTTCACCTTCAAGTGATAGTTTTCCTTGACGAATATCATCAACATATTCAGTAACAGCATTAAATCCGCTTTCTAAGCCAGCACCTATAGAACCGTCAAATAATTTGTCTTTAGCTTGAATAATACTACTTTTGATGCTTTCGTAAGTGGCTGGTTGTATTTCGTTGATATTGAATACTACAACATGACCTCTTGTGGATGTTTGTAAATCTCTAGGATATTGGAGGTCGGTACGGCCAAACTTGTTTCCAAATAAAGCACCCAATGGTCCTTCAACTAAAGCCCCAGGTATAGAAATCCCACCTATAGAATTTGGTATGGAAATGATAGCCATTGAATCCTCTGAAAAAAAAGTTATACATAGTATTTATATGGCTTATAATGGACGTTTCACACCTTCTAATCCTCAAAAATACGTTGGGGACCCAAATAATATCATCTATCGCTCTTCTTGGGAGTGTAAGTTGATGAACTGGCTGGATAAGAATCCAGATATTGTGTCGTGGGCATCGGAAGAACTAATCATACCCTATAAATCACCTGTAGATAATCAATGGCATCGTTATTTTCCTGATTTTTTAGTTAAAGTTAAAACCAAAGACGGTAAATTAAAAACCATGTTGATTGAAGTAAAACCAAAAAAACAAACGGTATCTCCAGAACCAAAGAAACGAGTAACAAAACAATATGTCAATGAGGTGGTGACATACGGTGTTAATCAGGCCAAATGGAAAGCAGCAACAGAATACTGTTTAGACCGTGGTTGGGAGTTCAAAATTATAACGGAAGACCACTTAGGTATACAGACTAAATAATAAAATGGGATCAAAACTTACACAACTCGCTAAACAAAGAACAGCTGCTCAATTACAATTAATGAGCCGAGATTCTCTTAAATGGTTAACAAAGAAGATTTCTGAATTAAAAAATCCTTCAGGAATAGCTTCTACAATTAATAATGAAAGATTTAGAAGTTTAAATCGTTTTCATGTTGGTGGTTTGTATTTTTTCTACTACGATCCAAAAACAAAAAAAGAAATACCATATTATGATAGATTTCCTTTGGTATTGGTATTGGAAAGATATGATGATGGTTTTCTTGGTTTAAATCTCCATTATCTACCTTTAAAATACCGTTTATCATTTTTGGATAAATTGATGGATTACGCCGTCCTTGACGGCAATAATGACATTCTGCGTATGAGAGTCAGCTACGATATTTTGAACGCCTCCAAGCGTTTTAGAGAGTTCAAACCATGTCTTAAAAAGTATTTGTATAGTCATGTCCAATCGAAAATACTTGCCGTTCAACCAAATGAATGGGATATTGCGGCATACTTGCCAATACACCAATTTAAAAAGGCTTCGGTAAATGAAGTTTGGCAAGATTCATTAAACGAAATAAGGAAGAATTAAATGCCTCGCACCATTAATGATTTTAAATCTAGTTTCACAAAAGACCTTGCACGAGCAAATAGGTTTGATGTGAATATTCCTATTCCTTTAACTCTGATACCATACATCAAATCGGCCAGAAATTTAATATATCGTTGTGAAAATGCCAATCTGCCTGGCCGGAGTTTAATGACAGTAGAACAAAAAATTGGATCAAATCCAATTGAAAAATATCCATATTTAACTGGATATAATGATATTGATTTGACGTTCATCGTTGATGGTGATATGCAACAAAAAATATTCTTTGATGCTTGGATGAATTTTATTAATCCAACATACAATTATAATTTTAGATATAAAGGTGACTACGCAACTACAATACAGATTAATCAATATGATGTTGAAAATAAAGTAACATATTCTGTTAATCTTTATGATGCTTTTCCAATTTCTATGAACCAATTAGATTTGGATTGGTCATCTGATAGTCCACATAAATTGGCTGTTACTTTTGCATATACTCGTTGGAGTAACAATTCACTACAATCATTTGGTATGGAGTTGGTCGATGCTGGATTGGCCAACTTCTCAGATGTAGTTGGTGGATTAGGTGGAAATGCTCAAGGTGCCCTTAGTGCCGCAGGACAATCAATATTAAATGACGTACAAAATACTATTTTCAAGTGAATTTATAGGAGATAATTATGGCTTTACCAAAACTTGACGTGCCAACATATGAAATAGAATTGCCACTATCAAAAACAAAAATTAAATTTCGACCATTTTTGGTCAAAGAACAAAGAAATTTATTGATGGCTTTAGAATCAAATGAAACAGCCTCAATACATCAAAATGTAAAAGATATACTTTACAATTGTACATTAACAGAAGGTGTTGATATTGAAAAGTTGCCTATTATTGATATTGAATATTACTTTATACACCTAAGAGCTAAATCTGTTGGTGAAATAATTGAAGCAAAGTATAAATGTAATAATGAAGTTGATGGTAAACTTTGTGGAAATTTGATGGAAAAAGAAGTTAGCTTACTTGATATCAAAGTAACACAAGAAAATCCTGTTAGTTCGGAAATTCAGTTAACTGATTCGATTGCAATAAAATTAAATTATCCAGAATTTAACATTGTTCAAGACTCATTAAACTATGATAATGTAACTGAAACAACATTTAATATGATTGCCAACTCAATAGAGTATATCTACGATGGCGAACAATTTTATTATGCTAAAGAGGCACAACCAGGTGAAATGTTAGAATTTGTTGAAGGTATGAATCAACAACAATTTTCTAAAGTAGAAGAATTCTTTAATAACTTACCAAAATTAAAAGAAACACTCGAACTTGATTGTTCTAAATGTGGATTTCACCATAAAATAGAAGTAGAAGGCCTTGAAAATTTTTTCGGCTAATTTTTCGTCATGACAATCTGAGTAATTATTACAAGACTAACTTTTCATTGATACAACACCACAAGTATAGTCTAACCGAACTTGAAAATATGATGCCTTGGGAAAGGGATATTTACGTTTCCATGTTGATTGCGTATATTGAAGAAGAAAACCAAAAGATACGAGA